TCTACATTCTCCCATCCTGTGGCTATCTTCCGATAGTCGCTTCACAGCTTAGCCTAGGCTAAACAGGACTCCATCCCGCTTTGATTTTAGTCGAGCGGGGAACAACGACCACGCCCGGTTCATCGCCTGATCCGAGATTCACATCGCGGAGCAAACGAGTCCAGCCGTCTAGAGTACTCTCCAATTTCTTGGAGATTATCCGCTTTACGCGGAACTCAAAACGCTGGTAACGGTCGCTGAAACGGGTCCGTACGCCGCATTGGAGATTCATCTCCTCTGCAACTGCCGGATCGTTCACCTCATAACACGGAAAGGAGGATTGTCGAGTCCCATAGGGGATAAACCCATAGGTTTCTTGAATCTTCTTCCAGAGTTTTGAAGCAGTTAGCATGTATCCCTTCGCAACCATTTGATTGGCAACGGAGGTATACGAAGCTAAGGCGACCCCGTCGTTAAGACTAGCAGACCACAGTTTCTTCAAGCGAGTCGGAGTGACATCTACGCCACGAAAGGCGTCCATGCCACACGATTCACGAAAAGATCCTGTGATGCAGCACTTGTCACGATTCACTTTAAGGGCGAATCGTTCAAGTGCTAGCATGCATTGAGGAGCCCAATCTGTGGGAACGATAATATCGTCACCATAGACAAAGATCCTCTCTCCCACTGATTTAAGTGGCTGTTTTAACTTCAAACTCATGGCAACCACAAGTATCGCCCAAAAGCAGTAGGCTTCTACGGGAAAGCATAAAGCTGAACCCATAGGCGCATACTTCTGAAGCGGTACCACTCTCCCATCCGGGAGCTTAGTGGCGGTCGTGCGACAAGCCTCTAGCACTCGAAGAAGTTCAGGACAATCTTGAAAGATCACCCTAACCAACTCAAGCGAGACTCTGTCCGATGCCTCCTTAAGATCAATGGTAGCCCACTCTCCACTGGTAGAACCAGCGAGAGCAAGGCTACGATTAATCTCTTGGTGCGTGAAATTGATATGGCCCTTCGTAAGCGGATGCTTTTCGAAGAATTCCATCAACTTCCGTCCGACACCTTGTTGAATCCATTGGAATTCCAATGGCTCACAAGATATCAGACGCGGACCGCGCGAATCCTTTGGAACAAGCACAACCTTTGCAGTACCCGTTTCCGAGCGCTGCAGGGACTTGTACCAACTCCTCCGGTCGATGAGTTCACGGGAAGAACCTACTATGAAATATTCATAGTAGGGAAACACCTGATGAATCGCATTGTAGAGACGTTTGAAGACCCATTTCTCTTCAAGCTTTTCACCGGTAGCCACCGCCCCTGGACCGTGTCTTGGGACAACATCTCGCGGTTTGAAACCGGAGAATACATCCCGAGTCACCCTTCGCAAACCCTTCTGCATTTCAGCAGAATATGGGTCAGCGCCTAGCTCAAGTTCCTTCTCCGTTTGGAGGAAGGCCTCAATTACGAGGTCTTCTTGTTCCTTCGTATAAGGAAGTTCGAGTTTATAGGCAAAGAAGAGAACCTGACGCAGATGCTTTACAGCTTCTGCATCAGGATCCGCCAGAAGCACACCCTGAGTATCAAAAACCCGTCTGAAGTACGCCTGTAGGAATGCAGGTATACCCTTATCCTTATGTGAGCTGCTAAACTCACGAGGGATAGAGAGACGAGAACTCAGAAGCCCCTGGTCCAGTGCCTTGCCTAATTTAGGCAAAGTCTTAGTCAGGAACGAGAGTCCTTCCGCACGGGTGCGATTCTCCATAGTGGAGACATCCATGCGAAGATTCTTGGTACTTTCGAGTGACAATGGATCGCATCGTACTAAGGACGTACATAGATCGAGATAAAACTCGACTTGGCCATTAAGAGCTCCCCTCATAGGGTAGTCCTCCAAGTGGCCTCACGTCTCTAGACACACTAATTGGGCAAAGCCCAGAACAGCTAGGTCTCGCTGCGAAGCAGCGCGTCGATGGTTGTTGTGGTAAGGGTAGCTAGCCCACCAGCCGAAATGAAGTCGATGAGGTTAGCGACCCCATCGTACACCATTTGGTTGGTCACGGCAACGTTACGATCAGCAGCAACTGTAAAGTTGATGGTGAGCGTAGCGGGCGCCGGCGTTGCGGGGACGACACTGATATAAGAAACCAGATGTCGATCCACAATTGCCGAACCTTTGCCAGTAGAACCATGCTTGACCAAAATCGAGCGTGATTCTGCCTGGTTGGAGGTAATGTCGACAAACTTGGCCGAACTGAGATCGCTCCCAATGCGGTTAAATGTGACGTCATCGCCTGAAGCGTCATCGACGACTAAGGGTGAAGTTAGAGACATGAGGAACTCCTATGCAAGTGCCCTACCACCAATTTAGTGGTATAGTGGACGCTAATGTTGGGCAAACATAGCGTTTAACAGCAACAGCTGTTGCGGTGACGGTATCTGCAGATTTAAAATTGTCTGAGATACCGGGAGATAAGAAATCCGTTCATAACGACGTGCGTTAACATAGCCGAGGTTTGCCACCACGACATTGTCAACGACTTGGGAGACTTTCCACTTAGCAAAGCTATTCGCAGAGCTAGAGAAGTTTTCTACTTGCCACGCTCCCTCGAAAGGGTTAATGGACAAGTGCCCAAGTACTCTCGATAACCCCAGGAACCAGTCCACTACAAAACTGTAAGGAAGAGCATTCCATACAGTTTTCAGTGGATTATCCAGGCCGAGAGCCACAGTCATCGCCCTACAAAAGCTGTAAACCGTGTCGAGATCCTCAAGCGTGTGGAACAAAAGCCCACCTGCACGAAGGTCGCAACGGGTTGCAACTAGCTCCCACCGGTGCGTGACATACGAGAACCGCATGTCCTGGATATTCTGAGTGTAAGAGGATAGTGACACTTCTGCCACATTCCCCTTATAAGCACCCAGACGGGTCCGTTTTCCATAGGTAGATTTTAGGAAATCAATCCTAGAATTTACCCTGGAAAGCAGCCCACCAAGCTTCCTCAAATCATCGAGTAAGGGTTTCCACCCGAACTCCATTTGAAGTTGCTGCCCGGAGAGAGTCTTCTGGACATTAGCCCCAAGCTTAGGCAGTAACTGCCCAAGCTCACGGAGCTCCCAAGTGAAGTTAGCAACGCTAACATCAGTTGGAATCTGAGTCGAGAAGCTGTTAAAGGCTTCATCGGCAAAGATTTGCCAGATTTGATCGGACACGAACGGAAAACTGAAGACAACCTCGTTGGGTACAGGAATAAAGCAGTCGGATACGGGCGTAATGCTCGCAGTGCCGCCTCCTTCAGCCTGTAACCACGGTGCCAGGGAGGTTAAACCCCTGGCGTCGAACGACATCTGAACGGTGTCAGATCCTGGGAAAATCCCACGATCATTCTTCCGTTTGTTGAAAACATCTTCGATTGACTTGAAGGTCATTCGATGAGTTTCAACTGGATAGGTAAATATACTATTAAAGAAAGGACTCACATAGTGAATCCTAGGTGTAATAGCTTTACCTGGCCAAGAAGTCGCTCGAGATCGGTTTGTATAAGTCTTCAGACTTAACCTCCTTTCGATCCATTATTCATAGATCTCGAGAGAG